TCAAAAGAGTTGTTCATGATGTTACCTTAAAAAGTAGTGTTGTTGTTATGCCTCTATTATATCTATATCGGTTGATTTGTCAATAGTACTTTAGCAAAAAAATAAAAAAAGGGGGTAATTTTATCTTCAGTTTTTTTTTGGATTTGGGGTTGACAAATCGCCGGGGTGGTTCAAACACAATTGACCAAAAATATTTATGAATGTCGCACCCAAACCAACACGACTCGCCCCCTTTGTTTCTGTTTTTTTCAAAAATGTGTGTATAATACCTATGTACAGCAGATAACTAGTCAGGAGACACGATATGACTAAAAAGAAAAAACCGTTTTCGTTCAAAGCGAATAAAACCAACCCGTTTGTTCCGGGCGGCGTGGCACCAAAAGAAACAGAAGAACTAGCAAAATCTATAGCACGAGATATGCAGATCCCAGATCGCCCCTTGACCATGCAGGAGCTGTCGGAAATCAACCCCCTAACAGGGCAACCGCGTAAAAAGGACAAAGACGAACACGCCACGCATATTGATTTTAGCACTCCCGACCCCTTAGAAGTTGAGGCTTATTTGCTTGAAAAAGAAAGAAATATGATAGACAGAATAGATGCAGAAATGGACACCTAATGAAAATTCCCGAAGGATTCGAAGAGCAGTTTATTATTAACGTAATCACTAAAATTTCAAAAAGACTCGCCCCAAAATATATTTTTGCAGGTTATGATGTAGAAGATATAGAACAAGAGGCGTTCATGATTGGGGCCTTAGGTTTAGAAAAATACGATCCTTCTCGCCCCTTAGAAAACTTTATGTATACACATATCAATAATCGCCTAAAGACATTTAAAAGAGACAATTACTATCGAATGGATTATGGTAGTCCAGCCCAGAAAATTCAGGATCGCAAAAAAAGCCTTCTTGAACCTGTGCCTCTAGATGCCATTTTTAGTGCCTGTTATAATGATCACACATTAGAAGAGGCCCATATAAATGAAACTTTAGAACTTATCGACAAGAAGCTTCCTAGTCACCTAAGAAGAGATTATCTAAAACTCCAATCAAACTCATTTATTCCTAAAGTACGTAAGGCTCAAATCATTGAGGTCATTGAGAAGATTATCAATGGGGAAGAATTTGACGAATGACAGTGCCCACTCCTAATACAACAGCACAGACAGCCCCCTTACTTCCTGCTACAATTTTTTTACAAGGCGTTTGATTATGAAGAGTGGTAGATTTTCCAATGAGGAAATGGAATTTATCGAGGCGAATGCCGAGGTTCTTTCTATTGATGAGATAGCAAACAGCTTAGACCGCGATCCTGACAGTGTCAAAAAATGGATCGCTAAAAAGATAGGATTTTCTGCTAAGCAAAAAAAAGAAGCGGCGGTAGCTAATGAGTTAAAAAGCAAGCCTTATTATAGAGAGCTAAAACATCAGTTCTCAGAAGAGGAGCTTGAGCTTTTTCAGTTTCACTTTAAAAAGATGTGGAGCCAGTTCAAAGACGATGTATTTCACACAGAGGAAATGCAAATCGTCAACGCTATTAAGTTGGAAATTCTAATGAATAGAATTCTACGTGCTCAGCAGGAAAACCAAAATGAAATATCGACATATGAAAGTCTCGTTCGGGAGGAGAAGTCAGTCGATAGGGATCAAAGAGATACGGAGTATATTATACAGCTAGAGAGACAATGTGCAGTGCTAAGAGCCTCACAGGAAACATTGTCTAAAGATTACAAAGATCTTCAAACAAGGATCACATCGAGTCTAAAAGATTTAAAAGGAACCAGAGAGCAGCGTATTAAACAAATTGAGGACAGTAAACAAACATTTGGATCGCTGGTAAAGCAGATAGCGACTGATCCTGATTTTCGTATAAATATAGGATTAGAAATGGAGAAAATGCGATTAGCAGCCAACGCCGAGAAAGAACGATTATCGGAATACCATGAGTATGAAGATGGTACAGTTGATCAGCCTTTTCTTACGCCTGAGACACTAATTAGAGAAAATAAAGATTAATATGGTCCTTACATTAATTATATGCACTATCGTGGCAGATTTTATTACGGGAATTGTACACTGGTTTGAAGACACCTACGGAATGCCTACTTGGCCTTTAGGGATAGGGAAGCATGTTATTCTTCCAAACATAGAACATCATGAGAATCCAACAAAAATAACTATGAGTGGTATATTATTAAGAAATTATCAGACAGCAACAATGGGTATTATTTTTGCATTTATTGTCTGGTATTTTTTTGAGTGGTATATCGCTTGGCCTATTTGTGTAACAGTGCTAGTTGCAGGTCTGTTCGGCAATGAGGTACATACTTGGAATCATACTCCAAGGTCGAAACTTCCTAAGTGGATCATATTTTTACAAGATACATGCATATTGCAAACACGTAAACAACACGCGATACATCATAAAAAACCTTATGATAAATATTACTGCACTTTAACAAATGTTACCAATGTTGTATTGGAATTAATAGGGTTTTGGAGAAAATTAGAATGGTGCCTAGCTAAATGCGGGCTTCAAGTCAAAAGAGGAACAGTAGATAGGAGAGGTTTTTAATGAAAGCACTTATTTTTGGGATAACAGGACAAGATGGTAGTTACTTAGCAGAACTTTTGCTGAGTAAGGGGTATGAAGTTACTGGAGTGACTCGTAGAGTTAGCACCAATACACTCCTCAGAATCGAACATATCTTGCCCAAGCTAAAGATTGTAGAAGGCGATGTTACAGACGGTTTTAACGTTAGTAAAATTATCGACGACGAAGAACCTGATGAGATTTATAATCTTGCCGCCCAGTCCCATGTCTCAACTAGCTTTAAACAGCCCAGCTTGACATGGGATGTAACTGCTGGGGGAGCATTAAATATTCTTGAGGCTATTAGATATTCTCAAGTAAAGAAACAAATGAAATTCTACCAAGCTAGTAGTAGCGAGATGTTTGGTAAAAACTTTCAGACATCCAAACGCTGCTTGGTAATTAGCATGGACGGAGAGGTAATAGTAAACGATCCTGTTGCAGAAAATCTTTACGAAATTAAAAAGTATCAGGATGAGAAAACCGGATTCATGCCACAGAGTCCTTATGCGATTGCTAAACTGGCTGCACACCACTTGGTCAGAAATTACCGGGATAGCTACGGTATTCACGGTAGCTGTGGTATTTTATTTAATCATGAAAGCGAGCGACGAGGTGAGCATTTTGTGACTCGAAAGATTACCAAGTGGATTGGGGAATTTGTAAGGTGGCACCAAGAAAATCCCACTGTATTTGAAAATTGTCAGTTACAAGAATATGAAAATCTTGACAAAGATTACATTTATACACAAGGTAAAAGCGGGCCCAAGTTTCCAAAACTCCGCTTGGGTAATCTAGACGCAAAGCGAGATTGGGGTCACGCAGAAGATTATGTTAACGCTATGTGGCTTATGGTGCAGCAAGATATTCCAGATGATTACGTAGTTGCTACAGGCGAGACGCATTCAGTAAGAGATTTTTTGGATGTTGCTTTTGCTAGAGTGGGAATTGACGACTGGAGCAATCTAGTGGTGATTGATCCAGAGTTTTACCGGCCAGCAGAAGTGGACTATTTATTAGGCGTTCCTGATAAGGCAAAGAAGGAACTAGGATGGGAAATAAAGGTGGATTTTACAGATTTAGCAAATAGAATGGTGGACAGCGATGTCGAGACGCAGAAATTACAGCGATCCAGCTTACAAACAGTTCCGAACTGTTGTGCTAAAAAGGGATAAATATACATGCCAAATGTGTAATAAAAAGGGGAAGAGGGTTCGTCTTAACGTGCATCATATAATGAAGTGGAGTTCAGCCAGTTCTTTGAGGTATGATCCTGATAATGGCATAACCCTTTGTAAAAACTGTCATGATGATGTAACTGGTCATGAGGTTGCTTATATTAATTATTTTACTGAGAAAGTGAGAAGTAATAAAAAATGAACAGAGATGAAATTAGCCAGAAGTTTAGTTCAGATATACTAGAAGCCGCAATTGATATGGCGGATAAAGGTGTTGCTAGTATGGAAGTTAAACCTGCGGAGAGTGCTACTAAACTATATAAAGAGGTCGCACGGTTAGTTCAAAGTCTTCAGGAGTTAGGTATCTGTGTTACTTATCAAAACGCTCCATATCAGGCAGCAGTGCTTAAAAATACGAATGTTGACTTTGAGCTGAAATCTCTTCCAGAGCCTTCTGATGTCGTTGTAGATTTTCAAGAAGAAAAAGAGCCAACATTGTTTTCGGATTTTGAAGGAGAAAATTTAACATAATGCCGAAGTCTAAAGCCAAGTATACAGTAATAAAAGACACTAGAGAGCAGGATGGTTGGTTCTTCAGCCCTTACGATAAATGTGAGGGTATGGAGATACAAACACTTCACACCGGCGACTATACCCTAAAGGGACATGAAGATATAGTCTGCGTGGAACGTAAAGGCTCTGTGTCTGAAATTGCTATGAATCTTGGTCGAAAGAAAAAACAATTTCATGAAGAAATGGAGAGGATGAAAGATTTTCCTTTTCGTTATCTTATCTTGCAATTTTCCGCTTCTGACTTGATCGACTATCCGGTTAGTCTTCTGGATGAAAACGATAGGCAGTTGTGGGCTAGGTATTCACTTGGAGAAATAACTCTCCCAAAATTCAAAAGGTTTTCAGTTGTAAAAAACACAAAGATAACAGGCAAATATTTATTAAAATCGTTGCTGGAGATAGGTATCCAGTACGAAACGCAAATTTTGTTTGCTGACAACAAGAGTAATGCATTTGTGATGTGTAATAGTATATTTAAAAGACTTACAGAACTTTTTGATAGAGGTTCAGATGATCAAGAAAGACCAACAGACGGATTCGATTTCTGATATCCATTCGTTGAATGTAGATATGGACAACAGAATTATTTATTTACAAGAAAGAGAAGATTCTTCTTCAGATAGTTCTGGTGTGGACTTTCGGATGGCTCAAACTCTTATTAAAAATATCAACGTTTTACAAAAGTTATCTTTTGATCCTATTACTATTTATATGCAAACAATGGGTGGGTGTTGGTACTCAGGGCTGGGCATCTATGATGTGATCAAGGTTTGCAAATGTAAAACCACAATCATAGGATATTCCCAGATTTGTTCTATGGGAACGGTTATAATGCAGGCAGCTGACCGAAGGGTGCTCATGCCTAACTGTATGTTTATGTGTCACTACGGTTCTAGTGATCATTCAGGTGATTATCTTAGTTCGCAAAATTTTTCAGCTATGGATAAAAAAAACATGCAAACCATGATAGATATATATTCTGAAAAATGCTACAGAACTGGACAATTCTTTAGAAGGTCGGATAGATCTTTATCTCAAGTTAAAACTTATATAAAAAGGAAAATGAAAGACGGCGATTGGTATTTGTCTGCTTCAGATGCGGTGGAGTTTGGATTTATTGATCATGTGTTTTCAAACTCGTTAAAAATATGAACAACAAACAATTATTAGATGATGCTTGGCTAGGAATAGATATAGACGAGGCTAAGTTATTTAATCCTATGGATTTTGTAATGCAGGATTCGGATAACGAGGCTTTGCTTAAAAGGTTAGCTTGGCTTATGATGCGGCCAGAGTATTTTAGCTTTGTTTGTAAGTATGTTTTAAATATTGAAATTTCACCCTTTCAAGCTTTACTCTTAGAAGAAATGTGGAATAGAAAGTTTCCAATGCTGGTTGGAAGTAGGGGTATGGGGAAGTCGTTCATTCTTTCTGTTTACCCTTTATTACGTGCTTTGTTTATGTCTAGGCGAAAAATCATTATTGTTGGTGCGGCTTTTAGGCAGTCAAAAGTTTTGTTTGAGTACATGGATACCATTTGGAAAAATGCTCCTGTTCTCAGAGATTTGTGCGATTCTAAAAGTGGTCCACGAAGAGATGTGGACAGATGTGTGATGCATATTGGTCAAAGTACTATCACATGTCTCCCTCTTGGTGATGGCAGTAAGATTCGTGGTCAACGTGCTAATGATATTATTGCGGATGAGTTCGCTTGCTTGGAGGCGGGGTCTCTAGTTGAAACCACCAATGGTCTTATTCGAGTCGAAAATTTTGATGATGCTAGAAAAGTTGAGATTTATACCGGAGATGACGTTTTTCCGCAAGAGAGGGCGATGAAATATATTGCTACGCCTTTGCAAGATGTTTACGAAGTTAAAATGGATAATGGTTATGTTGTGAGATGTTCTGAGAAACATCAACTTATGACAATGGATGGATGGAAAACACCTATAGAAATCACTGAGGGGGACTTTGTAGAAAAGGCTCCTATTATTGACACTTGGGGAACTGAGGATATTGACGAGAAGACTGCTTGGTTGTTAGGAGTTCTTGTTTCCGAGGGATCTGTAACCAATCAAAATGTTTTAAGTGTTAAAAATACAGACAGGCAATTAATATCCACACTAGAGGACGATTACGGCTTCACAGCTTATCATAGAGATTCTTATGTGGACGACAGATTTGGTCAATGTAAAGAGTCGTGGGATGCTAATCTTTACGACACAGGGTTTAGGGCGGATTTGTTAGACATGGGGCTAGAATATGTCACGTCTCATGACAAAAAGATTCCATCAAAGATTCTACAGTCGCCAAAGAAGTCTGTTGTAAGCTTCCTGAGCGGATTGTTTGATGGTGATGGGTCTTGTTTTCTCTGGAGTGACAAGGGCGTAGATGGTAAAATTGGTCTGTCCTATTATTCTGTTTCCGAGCGTTTATGTAGAGATGTTCAGGTGTTGATGAGCAAGCTTGGTTACGATGGTTATATAACGAGTCGTTCGTCAAAACTTAGCGAAAACAAACAATGGATGGTTAGATGGAATGGTAAAGCGGCATTTGATGCGGCTACTATGCTAGACGTTCCTAGATTTAAAGAAGTTTTAGATGAGTGTCATTATGTAGACAAGACACCTATGCCTCACTATGACAAATCTAGAAGTAAGTGGAAAATTAATTGCGTGATTAATGGAAAGAAGGTGCAAAAAAGGTTTGAATCGCAACAAGCGGCACAGGATTTTCTTGATGATGTCAAGGGCGGTACTCAATACAGAAAGGTGGTCGGCGTAACCAAGTTGGATGAGCAGGACAATCTTTATGACTACTATTTGCCGCAAACTAATAGTTTTTACGCAGAGGGGCATCGTCAGCACAATTCTATCCCCCGCGATATCTTTGAAAACGTTGTCGCTGGTTTTGCTGCCGTTGCCTCTTCTCCTATCGAGAAAGTAAAACAAAAGGCTAAAGAAAAATTGGCAGCACAGCTAGGCATCCCTATTGAAAGAAATGACGAAAAGGACAATCCGGCAGATAAATCTAACCAGATCATTTTGTCTGGTACGGCATATTACGACTTTAACCATTTTGCAGAATATTTTAAAAGATACCATAAGATTGTATCCAGTGGTGGAGATCAAAGGTTGCTAGAAGAAGTCTTTGGTGGAGAGGTGCCTCCTGATTTTGATTACTCTAAATATTCTGTTACAAGAATACCTGTTAACAAACTTCCAGAAGGCTTTATGGACTCTGGACAGGTTGGTCGTGCAAAAGCGACTGTACACGCCGGTATCTATCAAATGGAGTATGGTGCCGTGTTTACGACGGACAGTCAGGGGTTTTTTAAACGCAGCTTGATAGAAGGATGTTGTACCAGTCCTACGTCTCCAGTGAAATTTCCCCATTCTGGAGATGTTTGGTTTGAAGCTTCCTTAAAGGGAGACTCTAATAAAAAATACGTCTTTGGCGTTGACCCTGCTTCCGAGGTTGATAATTTTAGTATTGTTGTTATGGAGGTCAGTAGTGATCATAGAAAGATTGTTCACTGTTGGACTACTAATAGAAAATCACATAAAGACAAGTTAAAATCAAAGCTTGTAGATGAGGACGATTTTTATTCTTATTGTGCAAAAAAGATTAGAGAATTGATGAAGGTTTTTCCCTGTGCTGAGATAGCTCTAGACGCTCAGGGCGGAGGCATCGCCGTTATGGAGGCTTTACATGATAAAGACAAAATACCGCCCGGAGAAGTTGCTATATGGCCGATTATCGAGGAAAAAGAAAAGGATACTGATGACCATGCTGGGCTTCATATTCTCCGAATGTGTCAGTTTGCGAGATATGATTGGCTTGCAGAGGCTAATCATGGTTTGAGAAAAGATTTTGAGGATAAGGTTGTTTTGTTTCCTTATTTTGACTCTGTTAGTCTTGGAATAGCTTTAGAGGTAGACAAGTCAGTTGGAAGAAAGTATGACACCCTAGAAGATTGTGTTATGGAGATCGAAGAACTCAAGGATGAGTTATCTATGATCGTTATGACTCAAACCAGCACTGGACGAGAGCGTTGGGATACCCCAGAAGTAAAAACTGGAGCAGGTAGAAAAAATAGACTAAGGAAGGATCGTTATTCGTCTCTAATTATGGCTAATATGTCTGCCAGAAGTTTAAATATTGTTAAGACTAAACTTGAGGCTGGTGCGATTGGAGGCTTTGCTAACGGTCAACTCTCTCCAGTTCTTATTGACAGAAACGAACCTCTTTTTCAAGGTCCGGCTTGGTTTACTGAAAAAAGCAAAGATATTTATTAGATTGTGTATAGTAATGTGATCGGCAATTGAATTAACAATTACATTACAAGGAAAACAATATAAATGTCTCAAGAACCTCTATATCAAACGTGGGCTAGTGATGCAGAAAAACAAAAGGTTTGCGACGTAACTAATCTTGATGGTTATGAAGGAACCGTCTTTAAATCATCAGCACATGGCTATCGCGGGGATCAGTATGGAGGCAGCAATCAGCAAACATACATTGACATTGAGCCAAATAAAAGTGTCCGCCCTTCTTTCAATCGTAGTGATTATGATTCTTTTCGTCCGGGCGAATCTATCCCAAGTCGTCAAAAGAAAATCATGTCAGCCTGCATGGCGTCTTATGACCGTGTCGGTATTATTCGCAATGTGATTGATTTGATGAGCGACTTTGCTAGTCAAGGTCTTGTTCTTGTACATCCCAATAAAACTATTGAAAAATTTTACCGCAAATGGTTTACTCAGGTCAAAGGGTATGATCGATCTGAGAGGTTTTTGAATTATCTTTATCGTTGTGGAAACGTCGCTGTACAACGAAGAACAGCCAAACTTAACAGAAAAAAAGAAGCCGATTTAAAACGTGCCGCCGGGGCAGATGTTTTAATCGAAGATTTAAAAATTCCTAAAAGAGAAGTCCCTTGGATGTATGACTTCTTAAATCCTGTTTCTATCGATGTTGCAGACGCTGGATCGCTCGCCGTAGGCAAGCCGCAGTTCTATTTAAACATATCTAAAAACACCCAGCAGTCTCTATTAAATACGGCAACTACAAATAAGGCTGTATTTGCTACACTGCCTAAAGACTTGCAGAGTCAAATTCAAAAGGGTGAAAGAAGAATTCCTTTAGGTGACAATACATTCTTTTATCACTATAAGAAGGACGATTGGCTTCTTTGGGCAAATCCTATGATTTATGCTATCCTTGACGACATCCGTATGTTGGAGAAAATGAAACTTGCAGACTTAGCAGCTTTAGACGGTGCTATCAGTCAGGTCAGATTATGGACCGTCGGCGATTATGATCATAAAATTGTTCCTACGAAAGCCGGGCTTCAAAAAATTAGAGATATTTTAGCCAGTAATGTTGGCGGTGGAACAATGGATTTGGTTTGGGGTCCAGAATTAAAGTTTACAGAAAGTAATTCTCAAGTATATAAATTCTTAGGAGATGCTAAATACCAACCTGTGTTAACCAGTATCTATGCTGGGCTAGGCATCCCTCCAACTTTAACAGGTGCTTCTGGTTCTAGTGGTGGATATACTAATAACTTTGTATCATTAAAAACCTTAGTTGAGCGGTTGGAGTATGGTAGAGAGGTTCTTACTGGATTCTGGAAACAGGAAATAGAGTATGTTAGACGAGCTATGGGATTCAGACTTCCTGCCGAAATTCACTTTGACAGCATTATTCTTTCCGATGAATCCGCCCAGAAGAAGTTGTTGATGGACTTGGCTGATCGTGACATTATATCTCAAGAAACTCTTTTAGAGAGATTTAAAGAACTTCCCAATATTGAAAAGGTTCGAGTCGGCAGAGAGGAAAGGGAGCGTTCAAATAATCCTAATACTCCTAGAAAAGCTGGGCCTTATCATAATCCTCACCACTCAGAAGATATGGCTAAGTTAGGAATGCAGCAGGATTCTCTAGACACCGAGGAGTATTTTGAAAAACTAGGACTTCCATATACAGAGCCGGAACAAAATGAAGTAAAAGAATCTAATACTGTAACCGAGAATAAAAATCCAGAAAAAGAAATAAAAGACGCCGGGAGACCCACTCAATCTAGAGACACAAAACCTAGAAAACAACGTAGGGTTTTACCAAGAAGTTCTGAACCAACGTCCGCTACTTTATGGGGAATTGAAGCACAGGAGAAAATATCGGACATGATGACTCCTGTTATCTGCAAGCATTATGGTAAAAAGGATTCTCGTTCTTTGAGCAAGTCTCAAGTTAAAGAATTAGAGCATTTAAAGTTGTCTATCTTCACCTCTTTAGATCCGATGATAAAGGTTGATGAGTCAAGTATCAGCGAGGCTTTAAGTAAGAATGCTCAGCCCAGTGCGACCTTTAACGATATATCAAAAGGTAAGACAGTTACCTTTAGTACTATAAGACAAAGAAAGCCTAACACCTCTGAAATGCGTCATATCTACGCCTCGACCTTTGCTGAAATATTCTGTTCTTGGTTAGAATAGGGCAAAATAAGCCGTCTTTTCTGTTTTTTGTGTATTATGGAATATGGAGGTTAATATGACATTAAATAATATATACGATCAAGAAATTCGCGATGGGCTGGAAGATCTTTTGCAGGATAATTCTATAGCTTGTCTTTCTGTAGCAGAAACTACAACTCCAAAAGCTGAGGCTGTAGAAAAACTACAAAAAATTTTAGCATTCGCCCCGAACGAAAATGCAGACATAGCACTTGCTGAAAACAAGAGCCAAATAGATTTATATTATATCAAATCTATTCTAGTTAGCACTGGTTGGAATAAGAATGATGATGTATTTGACCCCTCTGAGCTTTGGGATGCTAGAAATACGCCAGAGGATAAACCATTTAATTTCATGCATAATGAGGCGGATATAATCGGCCATATCACAGCTAATGAGGTTGTAGATTTTGAAGGTCGTCCAATCGATGTGAGTTCAGAAGATATTCCTAAACAGTTTAATATTCTGACTTCTGCTGTAATTTATACTGAGTGGTCCGATCCAGATCGGAAACAACGAATGAATAATATAGTTGAAGAGATTGAAGATAATAAATGGTTTGTGAGTATGGAGTGTTTATTTCCTAGTTTTGACTATGCTTTAAAAAATAGTCAAGGACAAACTAAAGTTATACAAAGAGATCAAGCTTCCGCTTTTTTAACTAAGCACTTAAGGGCATACGGAGGAAACGGAGAATACGAAGATTACAAAGTGGGAAGACTGTTAAGAAACTTATCGTTCTCTGGTAAAGGCTTGGTTTCCAAACCAGCAAACCCGCGAAGTATAATTCTGGAAGGAAATGATTTTTTTGATGAGTCACAAGCAAAAGTTTTATCTTTATCTTCATTAAAGGAGAAGAATATGGCTGATAATTACGAAAAGCAAGTTTTAGACTTGCGTGCGGAGTTGGTTGAAGCAAAAGCCGCCAACGAAGCAATTAAAGAAAAGATTGTTGCAGAACAACGTGCTGAATTTGAAGAAAAGATTCAGTCTTTGGAAGCTACAATCACAGAGAGTTTAGCTCAGATTGCTGAATTGAATTCTCAAAACACAACACTGTCCGAATCTTTAAGCAAGGCTGAAGAGTCTGCTATTGCTAAAGATGAAGACATGAAAAAGAAGATGGAAGAACTCAAAGAAATGAAAAAGAAAGAAGCTATGATGAAGCGGAAAGCTGAGCTTGAAGAAGCCGGTTTTGATGCTGAAGAAGCTTTGGCAACTGTTTCTGAATTTGAAAACATTGACGACGATACCTTTGGAAAGATTGTCGCTATGATGAAGAAGAAAGCTGCAAAGCCTGACTTCTTGAAAAAGTATGACAAAAAAGACGAAGAAAAGGCTATGAAAGACAAGGCATCTGAGCAAGTGGAAGAAGTAGATTCTGCCGAGGCGGGTGAGGATGTTTTAGATGATGTCGAAGCATCATCGGAAGTTGCAATCGCAGAAGCTATGGGCGAAGAAGATCCTGCTGAGAATCTTCGTGCAGTAGCTACTGAATGGATTGGTTCAGTTCTTAAGCACAACAATTCCTAATTAATAAAAGGAGATTTTATAATGGCTCTTAAACAAGATAGATCCACACTCGCAACAGACATCTCGTACTTCATGAATGAAGTTGCTGAGAGAGGTGGAGTTGTTGCACACGGCACCGCTGGTAGTGGTGCATCAATGGACAACGGTTCTGCTGTTGTTACTTATGCTGCTGATGCTTCGGGCACAGTTCCAGTTGGTTTATTGGTTAACGACATGGTTGATATTGACCTGACTCGCCAACATCTCAACCAGCACAAAAATGAAGTTCAGAAGGGTGGCAAAGTTACTCTTCTCCGTAAAGGTTGGGTTGTAACCGACGCTCTTGAAGGCACTGCTCCTAATCAGGGAGATTTGGCTTACTTGGGCCACAGCGGCAACTTGGCAACTAGTAACATTGTAAGCGATGACGGTGACGCAGACGGTTCAAGTCGTGTGTGTGGTCGTTTCTTGAGCGATGTTGATCAGTACGGCTACGCCAAGGTCTTTATTGACCTTCCTAACACGAACCTATAATTAATAACCAATAAAAGGAGAAGATAGAATGTCTAATTCCCAAATGAAACGACCAACTCCTGAATTCATTGAACTGTTAAGACAGTCCGGTGATTCTGATAAATCGGTCGCAATTACTGCACAGCGAGAAATCGCTAAAGCCTTGGAAACACCTCTTCGTGAGGGAGTTTTGTTCGGAGATGTTGTTCGCGGTATCTACGAGGCTATGCCTCTTGAGCCGGGTGCATCGCCTGAATTCCCATTGGATCTCTTGGCTCCCGGAACCGAGATTGATCATGTTGCCTTTACAAATCCGGGCAATGGGCGTATTCCTGAACGTCACGTTGAAGGTGATTACGTCATGATTAACACTTACGGCATCACAAGCTCGATTGACTTCTTGCTTAAATATGCTCGTGAGGCAAACTGGAACGTTGTTAGTCGTGCTATGCAGGTTCTTGAGTCGTCCTTCGTTAAGAAGATCAACGATGATGGATGGCATACTCTATTGGCTTCCGCTGTTGATCGTAACATTTTGGTTTACGATGGTGACGCGGGTGCTGGTCAATTCACCAAGCGACTTGTTAGCTTGATGAAAACTGTCATGCGTCGAAACGGCGGTGGTAATAGCGTTACCGCTCCCGGTCGTTTGACAGATATGTACATGTCGCCAGAAGCTATTGAAGATATCCGCAACTGGGGTATCGATCAGCTTGACGATGTGTCTCGTCGTGAAATCTATACCGCATCTGATGACGGTCCTTCTTTGACACGGGTTTTTGGTGTCAATCTTCACGACTTGTTCGAGTTTGGTGATGGGCAAGAGTACCAAGATTACTTCATCAACGACTTGGGCGGCTCTATTGAAGCGTCTGACGTTGAATTGGTTATTGGCATTGATCAAAGTGCCAAGGATTCTTTTGTGATGCCTGTTAAGAAGGAAGTTGAGATCTTTGAAGATCCAGCCCTTCATCGTCACCAACGTCAAGGTTATTATGGCTGGAGTGAAATCGGCTTTGGCTGCCTTGATAACCGAAGAATCATCGCTGGCTCATTCTAAGAATGGCCTTGATAGATTTTTGAGAAAGCCGCTTCGGAAGAGGCGGCTTTTTTTATATAATTGTGTATACCAGATTGGTAGTAGCACTAGTGATTTTCAAGCATACAATGTTCAGTATTCAGATACTTATCCAAGTATTTCAAGTTTTTAGTTCTGCCTATCGACCCCAATTTTTGTTGAATCTCAATAAAACATTAGAACTTACATTGCAAAGATGAATAAAGTTTTCAATCTTTTGCGTATAGATATATAGCTATGATCAAGAATAAAATGGGAAATATAAAAATATGTCATTACTTTTAACAAGATCTGGATATACTTCTGGTTTACTTTCTAGAGTTATAGCTAATGGTTATGATGCTTTAGGGTTTAATCCTGAGTATTCTGATATTTATGGTACATGGTTAGTTCGGAAAAGACCTCTTCTTGACGGAACAGTCTATGATGAAACTCCTAGTCGTAAAGATCGCCAAGAGTTGTCTGCTAGGGCTACGAGCTTTGCGACTAATCAGTATTTCAACGGCCCCGTCGATATCGCTGGCTTTTGGTTCGACGAATGTAAACAGGGCATTTTTTTTCGGGGTGTTAGCGGCAAACGATGAGCCAAGGCTTCAATTTTATAACAATAACGGAAGCGATGGAGCAAGAATTGAATTTCCAGCAAACAGCACAAATGACAATGAGTGGCACCTTCTGACAGTGACTTACGATTTCGCTACGGAGACGATGACGGGCTACATTGACGGTCGAGACGTAACGGCAGCTTCGACGGTTATTGCTGGAACAAACGGGTCTATCAACACAACGCAAAATCCAAACGATTTTACGATTGGCACATTGATTTTTTCTCCAACAGCTTATGAGTGGAATGGTCAGCTACAACTCCCAATGATCTATGAGGGCGTATGGACGCCAAGCGAGGTCCGCGACCTTTACTTGCAGAACTACGAGAACGTCACGAGCCCAACTCACGCTTGGTTTCTCGACGGCGATACGGCTCATAGCATCGCTGGCTCAAGCAGCTTAGCTCCTTCAAATGCTCCGACTCGTTATGAA